ATCTCAGACTTAGATCGTAAACTATCTAGTGCTAGATTTAACGTAGACCAGTTGACTGTAGGACGTCAAGCATTTGTTGACATGCTAACAAAGTCTTTGGATACACCAGAAGAGAAAGCTGCATAATGAAACTTGAGCAAGTCATTGGTATTGTAGGTATAGGCATACTCAGTTGGGGTGCTCTTCAGATATACCAAATCAATGCCAAGGTCTTGCTTATGTCATATAAGGTAGATGAAAACTACAAGATGATAAAGCCAATGTGGGAAGACTTTCTGGTTCGCAAATCACAGGTAGCTAAAAAGTAATGGAAAACATGAAACTTCCCATCGTATTGGTGATCGCTATAGGTGCTCAGTTAGCAGGTGCAGTTTACTGGGGTACAAACATACTTAGAGATATAACTGATAACTCAGAAAAAATAGATATATTATTAGATGTACTAGTAGAGACAGAAGATGATCTTATGCTAGTAGATGAAAAACTACAAGAAGATTTAGACAAGAATACGGTTAAGCTAGTTAATGATTATTATACTCAAATGATTAAAATGGAAGCTCGTATTAATTCAATGGAGAATACCTTGGACTATCTTCTAAATAGTTCTAGGTATGACAATGCAAGATGATAGACCCTGCCAGTGCGATTGCTATTGCAACTACGGCCTTTTCTGGAATTAAGAAAGCAGTTGCTGCTGGTAAGGAAATATCAGAGCTAGGTAAAGACATATCCTCTTTTGGTAGGGCTGTATCTGACCTAGACTATATGGGAAACAAAGCTAAAGATCCACCACTGTGGAGAAAGCTTGACCCTAAGTTTGATACCTCTGCTATTGAAATATGGGCAGCGCAGCAAAAAGCCAAAGAGATGCGTGAGGAATTGAGACAACACATTAGTCTCTACTACGGACCTTCAGCTTGGGAAAGTATTGTACAGATAGAAGCTGAACAAAGAAGAATGCAAAAGGAAGCTGTATACCGTAGACAGGAAAAGATAGATAACCTTATAAACGTTGCTATCGGAATTGTCATGGTGCTAACTGGCTTTATTATATTTGGTGCAATAATATACTTCATAGGTAAACACCGAGGCACTTGGTAATAGGAAATAAATAATGGAAGTATTCAATAACGAACAACAGTTAAAAATCCTAAAGGCAGCAGGTTACACTGGATCTTCTCAAAAAGATGAGATGGAAGCATTTATGCAATCTAAACCTGATGCTAAATCTCTTGTGCAAAGACTAGCACGTAAAGCAAAAGAGATACAAGGCTTACCTACTAAAGAACCTGTTGGTATGGCTCCAGGTGGTATGACCAAAGCCAAAGGTGTTAAAGTAGCAGAACCTAATATGGCTATGATTACACCAGATGCTACTACAGAGATAGCACAACCAAAAGATCAAAAAGCTACTACAGCTAAAGTAGCTACTGCAGGAACAGCAGCACAAGCCACTGCACCCACTACTCCTTTGACTGCTACTATGCAAGCTGGATCTACTCAAAAACAAGTAGGACAACAATTAGGAACACTCCAAGCTCAACAAGGGCAAGTCTCTGGACAAGCTCAAGTTGCAGCAGCACAACAAAACCAGTCAGCAGTCTCTGGGCTACAGGCTGCTCAAGGTGCTGCAAGTATGATGCAGAACCCTGTACAAAGACAGATACAACAGGGTGAGATTATTTCTGGTGCTGCAGATGCTGCTAAAGCCGCACAGTTCACAGAGCAAATCCAAGCGGCACAAGCCACTCCCACTAAACAAGCTACAGTACAAGGTCAACTCGATGGGTTGATGCAAGACTTCCAAGGAGGTAAAACACCTGCTTGGGCTGCTGGTGCTATGAGAGCAGCTACCAGTGCTATGGCTGCTAGAGGTCTTGGTGCATCTAGCCTTGCAGGTCAAGCTGTTGTACAGGCAGCTATGGAATCAGCATTGCCTATAGCTCAAGCTGATGCAGCTACTCAAGCACAATTTGAATCTCAGAACTTGTCAAACAGACAACAACGTGCTATGCTTGCAGCACAGCAACGTGCTGAGTTTATGGGTCAAGAGTTTGACCAAGAGTTTCAATCTCGTGTAGCTAACGCATCTAAAGTAAGTGATATAGCTAACATGAACTTTACTGCTGAACAGCAGGTAGCTCTAGAGAACTCTCGTGCATCCAACACGATGAACTTAGCTAACTTAAGTAATGATCAGGCTATGGTTATGGCTGAAGCTGCCGCATTGTCACAACTAGATATGGCTAACTTAAATAATAGACAACAGGCTGCTGTACAGAATGCTCAGGCTTTTCTTAATATGGATCTAACTAATCTAAATAACGAACAGCAAGTGTCTATGTTCAAAGCACAACAGAACATACAGTCAATACTAACTGATCAGGCTGCAGAGAATGCTGCCTCTCAGTTTAATGCTGCTTCTGAAAACCAGACAAACCAATTCTTTGCAGACTTACAAACAAACATTTCTAAGTTTAACACAGATCAAACTAACGCTATGAAACAGTTTGATAAGAATGCTACTAATGCTACTAGACAGTTCAACGTAGCACAGGATAATGCATTCAGACAATTCATGGTCACTAACAGTTTAGTTGTTGCCCAAGCTAATGCTAAGTGGAGACAGACAGCAGCTACTATCAATCAGGCTACAGCTAATGAACAGGCCATGTATGTAGCTAAAGAACAAAACGCTTTATCTCAGGCAGAACTAGATGAGATCTGGCAGCGTGAACGTGATGAGATGGATTACGTATTCAATGCTTATCAGAATGATCAAGATAGATCTAGTGCAATTGTGTTGCAGAAACTAGCTGCTGATGCTACACTTGACGCTGCTAAACTGCAAGCTGACATAGGAGCTAACCAAGAAATTGGTGGTGCTTTCTTTAAGTGGCTATTCGATAAGTTTTAAGGGATACTTTAATGGCTTTTAATCACCTAAAAAAATTAAATGAGTTAGAACGTTTACCAAAGCAAGAACAAAGTATTCAATCAGAAAGTAAAGCTGGTCTTGGTTCTAGACAGAGAACTCAACAGATGTTATCTCAAGGACAAGAGAAGATTACAGACATGAAGATTGGTATGGACGATGCCAGTAGAGGTGTTCAACGTATATTTGCTAGGAATACTATAAGACCAGAAGAAGATAGCATGTCACCTTGGATGGAATTGTTTTCTACTGAAGAAGAAAGAATAGCTAAAGAAGCAAAAGATAAACTAGATGAAGACTACGATCCTTTAAAACTAACAGAAGATCTGTACGGTAAGAAAGGTGGAAAAGATAGAGAGCCTGTAGAACAATCTTACTTTAATACTGAACTTATAGAAGGTGGCCTAAGAGGAAACTCACGTAAGTCTGGTGATGCATCTATTGAAGTACAACAAACAGTAGTAAATAAAATTATTGAAGTCGGTAGTAAGATGGGCATGACTGACTATGAGATTGCTTATACATTAGCTATCGCTAGAGCCGAGTCAGGTTTTAATCCTGATGCTGCATCCACTGATTCAAGTGCTTCAGGCGTTGGACAATTCATAGATGATACAGGTTCTAAGTACGGTATTACAAATGAAAACAGGTGGAATGTAGACATTCAGGTTCAAGCTCTTGTAGATCATACTCTTGATAACTTTGAGACTGCTAGGAATAAAGGGTACGGAAACGAGTACGTGTATGCCCTTCACCATGACGGAATTGGTTTAGGAGGTAAAGGTCTTTCTCTGAGTAAGAAAAATGTTATGCCTTTCGTACCAAAGTATTTAAAAGCTATAAAAAACTACAGAGGTGAATCATGATATTCGATGGGCCTATTCCCGGTCAGTCTTTGACTAAAACTCCACGTAATGCTCCTTATGAAAGACCGCCTGAGATTACAGATCCTAATGATGCAGTCCTGTGGCATATGAATAGGTTATCTGATCCTGAGAGGTTAGACAATTTATTATTTTCATTAGAGTTTGGACTACCAATAAAACATGCAACTCAAGCTGCTCTTACTACAGCCGTTGCTAGAGGTATCCATAACATAGATGTTAGTCTTATCATTGCCCCTGTTATACATAAATACTTAAAGGTTACTGCTGAACAAGCAGGTATTAACTACATAGAAGACTTTAAGAATACTGAGTTAGCAGAAGAAGAAAAAAGAAATAAACTTAACCTACTACTACGAAAAGCAATGAAGGAAACACCTGAGGATGAACGTGATGCAGGTTTTGAAATGCTTGGAGACTTTGCAAAAGCAACACCTACTATGGACGTAGAGCAGGAGACTACAGGAGATATACCTGAAGAGGTTGAAGACGTAGCTAGTGAAATAAAAGAAAAGCCACAGCCTCGTGGTTTAATGTCGAGAGGATAACAGTATGGCTATAATGCCTCTACAAATGTTAGCTGGTGCTGCTAAAGAATACAGTGCAGAAATGGATGCTAAGAAGCAAAGGGCTGCTGATATACTTCTAGCACAGCAGAAGTACCTCATGGAGTCTGGTCTTAAAAAACTACAAGATATAAGAGATGCAAGAAAAGAAAGCCAAGCTAGAATATCTAAGGCTAAAACTTTTGGATTCGATAGTAAAGCTGCACTAGCTCTTGAGATGTCTGGTCAATTAGAATCTCTTATTACAAGACTTACCAAACTAGACGAAGATCCAGATAAGGATATTAGTAGAAAAAACATTAATAAAATGTCTAAAGCTATACTAGAAAATGTACCACCAGAAAAGCTTGCACAAGCTATGGAGTATGCTCTCGATTCTGGTGCTGGTGAAGAAGTAACTGCTGAGAAACTTATCAATGCTATATTCTCTGCGACTACTCCTTCAGAAGTAGGTGAAGCTGCTAGTATGATAGGTGATATATCTGGTGAGAGTTTACCTTCGGTAGGTCCGTTTGGTTTAAATCTAATTAGTCTGACAGAGTTTACACCTGAGAAAAAAGCACAGGCAGAAAAACTTATAGAACGTCAATTAGCACCTCTATTAGGTTTTGGAGGAATGACTAACGAAGGTGGTAGAACAGTATTTAATTGGACCAATCCATCGGCTGCTGGTCGTATAGTAAATAAAGCTCTTGAGTATTATACTGAGAGAAGAGCAGACCCATACCTAGATGTAGATATAGGAGATATAACAGATGACATTACTAATAAAGTAAACTCTCTCTTGTTAGGTGGTGCAACTCTAGATCAGATAGCTACTCAGTATGACTTCTCTACAAACACTGCTGACTTCAACGTAGAACCTATTACTACAGGTGATGAAAATGAGAACAACATATCAAACACAAGTAATGTAATTGCCCCACCAAGTTTTATAATTGATAATAATATACTAAATCAGTAGGTAACCTATGGTAGACTATACACAAAGAGCAGAAGAGACTGACTTTGTATCCCTTGTTGAAGATGATGAGTTTAAAGCTGATCTAGTAAAATTCTTTTCAGGTGGTAGGTATAAGTACTCCAAAGAAGAGATGTTAGATAAAGGCTTTGATGGTTTAGCAAAAGACTTCATAACCCACATGCGTTACCAGTCTTGGAATGAAGTAGAAGCTGTACGTGATCTCAACTATGTAAAGAGCAAAGACTACAACCCGAAAGGTAAAGAAGCTTTCGGTAGACTTATGCAAGCATTTGATAACTCAGAGTCTGCTGGTCAAGGCTTCGGAGATAGTGTTGGAGATTTTGCAGGAGCTATATTCACTGCGCCATCTACCTACGTTGGTCTAGGTAGTTTTGGTGTAGGTAAGCTAGGAGCTAAGGCTGCTACTAAAGCTACTCAGTTAGCTGTACGGTATGGTCTTAAAGATCACCTTAAGAAGAATGTTGTTAGCACTGGTCTTAAACGTAACGTAAAACAACAGGCTCTCAAGGACGCTGCTACTGGTGCTGTTACTGGTGCATCTATTGGTGCTGTACAGGCAGGAGCACAAGGAGAAACTAGAGAAGAAGTAATTGACGGTTACGAATACACAGGAAAAGATCTCCTGTTTGATGCTACTATTGGTGGTGTTACTGAAGGAGCTATGGGTGCTGGTCTAGGTTACCTTGGTGGTACTATCGGTAGAAAGAATAGAATAAAAGCTGATGACATGTTGCTTGAGCGTAAAGATATGCTCAAAGCTGAAAGACAAGTTAAGTCTAGACAGGCTATGAATACTATCAAGAGTGCTACGGATGCAGAGAAGAAAGCTGCTTTGTCTAGAGTGTCGGACTTAGAAGAAGTTCTATCAGCTAGAGCAGGAGTCAAAGGAGCTAAACTAAAAGGTAAATTAGATCCTGAGAGAGTAGCAAAAGGTAAAGCTCTCTTAAAAGCTATGTCAGATCCTAGTGCAGATGTTATCTTTGAGTCTGGTCTATCTTCAGATACAATGCGTAGAATTGCAGCAGCTAGTATAGACCTGATGAAATCAGACAGGTTAGATATAAAAGACAGTGAACGTATTACCCAAGGTATCGCAGATGCTATAAGAAATGATGAGACAGGTGAAGTCTTTGATGTACTAAACGAAGTTAGATCTAAGTATGGGTTATCAAGGGATGAGTTCTCTTTGATATACTTATCAGAAGTTTCCCGGGCTGGTCAAACTCTTGGTTTTGCTAGTGCTGTAAAGAGAGGTGCTAACTTATCAGGTCTTGATACTCTCTTTGAAAAGGGAGCTTCCTCTATGTCATCTGATGAGATGGTAATGATGGGTAAGGAAGCTATCCGAAGAGGGTCAGATCCTACACTTACAAATAAAGCTAGGAACTTTCTTCAAGACCTAGACGCTATGCGTATATCTTTCATGACATCTCAGCCTGTAACAACTATGAGAAACCTTCGTAACTCAGGTATACTTGTAGCTACAGACATTGTAGATCAAACAAACAGAGCTTTGTATAGAGGTATAGTTAAAGGTGAGACTCAAGCTATAAGAGACTTCCTACCTAACATGACAGCTATCCTGAGAGGATACAGTTTTAATAAAGCTGAAGCCTCAGTGATAAGAGAAATACTTTTTGAAGAGGGTGGTGAGCAGTACAAGCGTTTGTTTAATGACTCGATGCGTGTTGATGTTGGTCTTGAAGGTCAAAGTATTATGGCTAAAGCAGGTCGCTTCGTTAATACTTTCAACACAGCAACAGACAGTGTTCTTAAAGAGGGTATGTTCTACGGATCTCTTGATAGACAATTCAGAGAAAAATACAATACCACTTTAGCAGATTGGTTAAGAGCTAACAAAAGTTTAGATGATCTACCACCTGAAATAAATCTTGAGAAATCTATAGAAGACGCTAACCGTTTTACTATGCAGAGAACGTTTAGAGATGATGACTCTGCTCTAGGTAAAGCAACAAAAGGATTAGTGGATTTAAATAGACGATATCCTTTTATGATATCAGAGGGTTTAGGTGTTCCATTTCCTAGGTATGTAGGTAACCATTTACAAATGGTAGCTGAGTACACACCTATTATTGGTGAAATACTGCAACAGACTAACATAACTTCTAAAACGGAAGATGCTTCTTTAAGATATGCCAGACAAATGACTGGTGCTATGATGATCTTCGGTGGATATAAAGTAGCGGAATTAAGACAAGGTGAATCTGACTACGCTACTCTAAGAAATACTATGTTAAATTCTGAAGGTATGACTGAGGACATGAAGCAATACCTTGGTCCTGCACTTCTACATATGTATATAGGTGACTACGCTTGGCGTAAAGAGAATGGACTTCCAGCAGAACTAGATAAAAAAGAAGTTCTAGAAATACTAGGTGGTATACCAGAGTTTAGTTTTGATATAGCTGTTGGTTCAGCACTCGTTGATTATGCTAAGACAGGTGACTCAGAGGCTTTTGAAAAAGAACTAGGTAATGTACTATCTACCTTCACATACCCTCAGACATTAGCTAGGGATATGATGGGTCAACTTGATGTAGATGCTGCTGGCTCTCCCTTCACTCGTGACTTAGCTTTAACATCAGAAGTAAATACAAAAGGAACTAAGTTCTCAACATCAGGAGTTATAGCTGGTCAGTCTACTCGTATGTTGATGGACACTGACTTCCTGCAGTATACCCAGTCTTTTAATGGTGAGAATGATATACAGTACTACAGGTTCTCTAATCCAGTAGCTATTGGTACAGTCAATCCAGTAATAAAACAAATCTATGGTTCTTCTGATGAGCCACCACTAACTGGTCTTGAAGAAGAGATGAACAAGATGCAGTTAAAAGACTATGAGATCTACAGTAAAAGAAATGTTCCGAATGCTAACATTGATCTTATACTAAGACAGAGATTAGCTAAAGGTATACCAGAGACAGGTGAGCCAAGTTTATCTGAGGAGTTTGCAGACTGGCGTGAAAATGCTCCAGCCTCCAAAAGATTTGGAACTATGACTTACAATGAGATTGTAGTTGATCCTAGAATATCCTCTAAAGAAAAGAAAGAAGTACTAGAAGGTTGGATCAAGAAGCGTATAAACCAAGAGCGTGAACGTGTAGAAAATATGTTTAACGCTTATGTTGCTACTAAGACTTTGCAAGCTAGAGGGTTTATAAGAAACAACTATGTAATAATTAAAAATAGAGAAGGGGCTGAGGTATTTGATGCTGCTGCAATGAAGATGGGATATGAAAGTGCAGACAGTATGATATCTTCTTCAGAGACTGTTGAACAGGAAATAAACAGAAGACTTAGGCTCCTAAGTATTGTACCTCAAGTACAGGATAACGAACCTTACTAAAAGAAAAACCCCTAGTGATCAGCTAGGGGTTTAGTTTGTGGGAGTGTTATTATTTATTGGCTTTAAGCATCCTGTCTCGATACTTGTAAGCTTCATCCACAATCTCGTCAGACCGTAGGTACTTGCCAGATGCTATCAAACCAGACAGAGCGCATCCAGCAAAGTAATCCCCAAGCTTTATAGATCCTTGGGGAATAACTTCTTTGCCTTTCATTAGAAACTCTTGGGCTTCTTGCTCAAGGGTTTTTCTTTTATTATTTATGCTCATAGATCTCAATTAACTTATTTAAATACCAACGTGCTTTCTTTAAATCTTCTATACGATTTTTGTACCTGTATCTCCACACGTATTTAAGAATGTTACCTTGTAAATAACCTTCACTTAAATCATTTGTTGCAGCCAGGATAGCATCAATAGCTTCGATACCACCTGCATTGTAGTGTATAGGTTTGTCTACTGAATCAAACTTCTTTTTATCCATTATCTCTTTTCTTCCTGCTAGGTCTATAAGATTACCAATTTCTTCACGTCTTTGTTCGCACTCATAACAGTGGTTATCATCGTCTAATAAGTATCCACAATGTTCACAAGTCTTACTCATAATGATACTTCCTTTTTAAACAATAGTCAACTTTAAACTAGATCTACAACTTCACAAACATCTCCAGAGCAAGCCATTGTCTGCATAGCTACAGTGTTATCTTCTTGTTCGTAGTCACCAAGCTTAGACCAGTCGATCTTCTTTGGCATTAGTTTAAGTAACTCTTTGTACTCTTCTTTAGTACAGTCTTGGTATGGTGCTTGCTGATAGGTATGTTCATCATAAGGTAAGAAAGATACACCAGACATTTCATCGAAGTGTTCATACACAAAAGCTCCTACTTCGAACCACTCATTCTTTTTAACATTGATAGTCACACTTGGTTTATGCTCACACCAATGACGCTGATAGATTAACCAAGTTTCTAGCTGCTGAATTGCAGACATGTCTGAAGTAACAACTGATCCTCTTGGTGATTTGATAGGGAAACTAAACACGGTAGTATTGTCAGGTTTCATTATGTCTGGTTCACTAGGTATCCCTTGATCTTTCATGAACTGAGTAATAGGATCTTTGTTATCTCCTCGAACTGTTCGAATGTAGTAAGGGGAGTGTCTAGCGTGTATACCACTAGCACTGTCCACTAGCTGTGACACTGTACCAGATGGTTTGACACAAGTGATAGCAGCAGACTCAGGTATACCCAACCGCATAGCCCACTCTTTATTTGTTAGTACAGCTACCTCTCGTAAGTGTTCTAGTGTTTTGTCTAGACCCTTATTGTGAGAAGTCATCAATGGGTTGTCCATTATTCCAGTGAGCGACACACCCAACAGTCGTTCTTCTTCGGTATTTCGTTGCCACACTTTTCGCAGGTATGGGAACTTAGTGTAAGAAGACTGAATAGTTCCAAGAATTGTTGCCAATTGTACTTTGCGTTTAAGATCATCAATTGTATCTGTAGCTCGAACCACGACTTCAGTGAGGTTACAAAATTGGTAAGGCCGTAAGATAATTTCTGAACAGGGGTTAGTACCAAACTCATAATTAGGGTCACGTCTACCATACTTTGCAGCTTGTTTCTTAGATGCTTCACGATTGAATACACCACGTTCTCCACTTCCTGATTCTACTAATGCCATCCACTCTCTCATGAAAGAAATGCCATCTGGTTTCTCTGAGTAAGACACAGAGTTATTAGCCAGTGCACGTTGTGGTTCATTCTCCCACCACTTACCTGACTTAGCATGACGCATACGGTCATCACTTAAGTTAGACAGAGAGATCATAGCACTGCGTCTAACACCGCCTACTACAACTACCTCACCGACTTTACACATGAGGTCATGGCACTCGATAGAAGATAGCTTACGCCCCTGTGCATCTTTGAATATCTTTACTGCAAAGTTAAACAAGTCAACAAGAGGAGCAGGACCACTGGCTCTACCACCAAATGTTTTTAACCTTGCACCTGCAGGACGTACACGAGAGACATCCCACTGAGGTATCTCACCTGCCCACAGTAAAGCTAGTAGCTGACGGAAAGCCTTAGCCCAACCTTCTTTACTGTCTCTAACTACGATAGTTGTGTCGCTATCATACAACTTAGGTATCTCTGGTAGTTTCTTTACGAACTGTCTCTCCACTGAGAAACCCACACCAGTACCACACAATAGAATAAACATAGCTTCATCGAATGACTTAGGGTCATCGACTGGTAGATAACTACAGTTATATCCTGCAGTGTTATCTCTTTCGAGAGCAGGACCAGCAGTCATCATTGCTCTCATACTTGGCATTACCTCAAGGCTGAGGATAGCTTGTTCTATCTCATTAGCAACATGCTCTTCAACTCTTGTGTGTACAACCTCAGAGACATAACGCCCTACTGTCTCAGGCCAAGACTCCCTGCCCTTACCATCGAAGTACTTTGCGTAACGTGACTTATGTATAAATGACTGGTAGTCAGTCGGTAAATAGTTACTCATTTATTTTCTCCCAAATCTGTCCAAGGATAACATGGCACAATACTTTGCTTACAATACTTTTTGTTATCCACCAGTAACACTGGAAGAACACATATCACAAACACACAGAAAAGAAAAGGCCATATCAAACCTTTAGTTGTGCAGTAGTTGTTCATTTATAATTCCTCGTAAAGACCCAGATTGCTCCTGCTATTATACAAAACAGGATGAACATTGCCATATAAATATCTGTCATCGTTTGTCTCCACTGCCTTGTAGTGTTCCTCTTTCTTTACGTCCATACAATTTCTCAATATTAGCTAGAGCAATATCTTGAAGATTAACATTAAGATCTCTGGACAAGGCAGCAATATACCAAAGGACATCACCTATCTCAGCAACGATAGCATCACGATCAAAGTCATTATCACGTAGCATCTTCTTTACTTTATTTGCTACCTCTCCTGCTTCACCTGCTAGTCCAAGTGCAGGATAAAGTATTTGATGTGCTGTTTTGTACACAGCAGTCTTAGCTGCTGCACTCTGATACTCATTCAAACTCATATCTTTATTCTTATAAGTTTCGTTGTAGTATTCCCACGCTTCTAAATCAGTTTTGTTTAGCATTCTTCTACTTCACACTCCTCTACAATTACATCGTCTATATCATACATGGCTGTTGATACAAGTTCCTGAACAACTCTAGGCATGTCTGATAGATCTGCCTCTATGAAGTTAGCTTCAGGATCTACAGCTATCGTCATTCTTATCTCATACCTCATAACAAGAACCTCTAGTTATATTCAAACAAATAAATAAATCAACCATATTCTCTTTGTAATCTTTCAAGAGATACAAATTCTGGTTCGTATACACCATCCCTTATTTCTCTCTTGATGACACAACCTTTCCACCATTCTAAATTAGATTGTCCAGCCCATCCTTCGCTTCCACCTTTGAAACATCCTGCAACCAAACCGATAATCGAATTAGGGTGTGCAGAATCTTTAAAGTAAATAGAACGTTTATGACTATGACCACAGGTAGAAGAATGGTTTCTATTTTGTAGTAAGGTGTAACCATGATGAACACCAGACATAGCTGTGCCATAGTTACCGCTAGAAAAGAAATGAGCATATGATATCCCATCGTAGTCAGCGATTGCAGGTGCTGAGTGCTGATACTCGTGGTATTCATCGAACCAGTGATCCGTTTGAAGATGCCCAAAGGATATCCCATATTTTTCTCCCTGTAGTCGGGGGTCATGGGCGATTGCTTTTTTAATTCTGTTTTCATGGTTGCCCTCGAATCCAATCCAAAATGGTTTCTTATATTTTCTGATACTAGGTTTCTTACGTAGTCGTTCCATAGCTTCGTTGTAATGTTCGATGTCTTGCTCATAGTTCTGAGAGACAATAGCTTCAGGATATCTAGTATCAAAACTATTTAATGACTTCATGTCAGCACCATCACCTAGGTCTATAACATAGTTAGGGTTGATGTCGTAAATTAATTCACCCAGTAGATCGAACCTATCGTTAGGTATACTTGGATCTGTATGAGCACAACTAAATATTATTGCTGTTTTACTGGACATGTTCTATCACCTTTCTGGTTTGCTTATGTGTATGATCTTGCTCTGAGTTACCCCATTCGTCTATTACAAACGGACCTGTCTTATGTAGCCTGTCAACATCATCCATTGCGTCTTTCATAGTACGATAGTAGTACTCTTCTTCAGACTCTTTCAAGTCAGATACGCTCCTAGTCAGACAAAGATTCCATATGTTACCTTCTTCATCATCGTAAGGGCCACGTATAACTTCAATTATTTCTACGACTGGAACAAATTTATCGCTCATCTTTTACTTCCTTCAGCCATTCTTTTGGTATTGTCTTGTCTGCATATTTGAAACCATGTTTCTTACACCAATCACCATAAGAACTCTTAGCACCTTTGTAAAGTTTAGATCGACTATTATTAAAAACAAATCGTATGTCTAGATCTGGAAACTGTTTCTTTATTTCTTTGTGCTTGCGTCTATCGACTGATATAAATCTTCCTTTCGTTTCTATTATTATTCCATTCTCTAATACAAAGTCAGGAGTATAAGTTCTTATCTTCAAGTCTACCCACTTAATCTTTTCTTTCTCATAAGTAAACTTTATCTTACACTTCTTTAGATACTTAGCCATGTCTTCTTCAAGACCAGACCTGTACCCTGCTTGTATACCTCTTAATTTATTCTTGGTGAAGGTCACTGTTAAACTCCAAGTCCTCAGGAACCATAGGTTTCTTTACAACCTTAGTTAGAAAAACAGGACGATCAGAATAAATAAACTTACGTAATCCAGGATAGCACTCCTTCTTAAAATCACAATACGAACAGGCACTGCTTAGTTTCTTATTACCTTTAGGATTCTTGGAAGACTGAGGCACAGGATCAAACCCTCGATCTGGTGGCTGCTCCCAAGTGATCATATCCTTAAGGTGGTTGACCTCTTTTTCTTTTGTCTTAAGTTCATCAGTAAAGTCATAGACATCTAAGCATACGTGTCCGTTTACTTTATCAATAACAAGAAATGCACCCTCAGTTTTATTAGTTACCTTAGGATCATCCTTGGCTGCGTAGACGTAGGAAGATAACTGAGAGATATATCCGAAGGGATCATCCTCTCGAAGGTTACCTTCTTTGAATTTCTTAAATGAGTAAGGTGATGCAGACTTAACATCAACAGTCATACCATCGATCACAGCATCCCTGTGTCCTTTGATACCATGAACATCTAGTCTGTCCTGCATACCAGTAACACTGTGTCCTGACACAGCAGCTATAGTTAGAACTAACTCCTCAATGATATCACCATAGAAGAACTTCAGTAATGCTGACGGTGGTAATACCTCACCCTCACCTGTTTTGTTTATCTTATACCAAAGTTTTCTTTCACACTTAGTACCAAGAGCAGACAACGATAGGTATCCTCTTGGCTCCTGTGGTTTAGAAAACCTTTGCTCTGCCATACGAGATATACTCGTAGACATAGCATCACCAAGAGTATTATCCCAACCATTGTTACCAATGATTGTCTGCTCGATGTCATGTACTAATGTGTCTATACTTTTCATTCTATCCTCTTTTGATTTGTTGCCCCCACCCAACTAAGGGAAGGGGCATTCTCACACAACACAACAAAAAGGAATTGCCTAAAAGGGTACAGCTTCCCCATCAACAGCTTTCTTTACTGCTGATTTCTTAGGCTTTGGTTTGGCTTCTTTTGAGGAGTAACTAGACAGATCGTTGAAACCACCAGAAGATCCACCACCTTCTGATTCAAACTCAACGTGATCAACAACCTGTACAGATTCAAGACGTGAGCCAATACGTCCAGAATTTCCAGCAGGGTATATTGCTACTCGAACAACACCTGTAGATCCGTTACCGATGTAACCATCCATATCGAAATCCCAAGGCTTACCCTTGATGTTTACAACCTTAGGTGCTCCACCTTGCCAGTCGAACTTACCTTTATGTGGACGAGCTAAAGTTACCTTAGTACCACCCTCTACCTCGTGCATTGCTTTAGCGCAACCAGACTCTTTTAGTTTAGTTGCATTCTCATCGTCCATGATGACAGTAACTTTGTACTCGCCATCTTTCTCTTCGTTCCAAGCGGCACGATCTCGATTGTGTTCGAAGACCTTAGCCCACTCTAATGTGCCGAAGACTTCTATGATTTGTGTTTTAGATTCTTTTGCCATTTTACCCTCTTATGTTTATGACGTTATGAACTGATTCGGCTTTTATCATAATCTTTAATGTGTGTCAAGCCAGTTTCTTCCAATGTCGTAAGATCCTGGAGTAGGTATCTTGAAGCCTAACTCCTCTCCTACTGCAAGCATACAATCCGCTTGTATCTTTCCTAACTCTTTTGCTTCTTCCTCTGTTCCTATCACCTCTGTTTGATACTCATCGTGTATAAATCCTACTAGCTTAAAGTTTATATCTAGCTTCCTTGCCTCAGAAGTCCACCTCAAAAGTGTGTGCTTCATGAGAATACTTTCTGCTGACTGTAGCATACCTGCCAGAGCCTTGTGTGTTGATGGTACTTTAACCTTACGTCCATCGTAGCCAGTGAAGTATCCTTGCTCTCCAACAGCAGGTATAAGTTTATTCTTTAGTTGAGACAGGCCATCGATAGATCTAACAAAGTTTTCTCTAGCTTCGTTAGCCTGTTGATGATTGACTTTGAGTATCTGTGCAGTCTTGGCAACCCCTGCCCCTAGTAGCCAAGCATAAATAAAAGTCTTAGCCATATCTCTGGTGGCATGGTTGATACCTAAAGCACGTTTGTTAATATTGTGTATGTCTGTCTCGTCTTCTCTCTTACCTTCCATGATAGCTCTGGCATACTGATCAGCATCAAAGTATCTCCAAAGATAATCAGCTAGTACCCTCAACTGGATTCCGTCAGCGTCTGTACCCACTAGGAAAGATCCACTAGGCACAGTCCAACAGGATCTGAGGTGAGAGTCATACTGCTTCTTTACTTCTTCTACTGCTGACCTTGCTTCACCATGAAAAGCAGATGGTATGTTCGCTGTGTTAGGTGCTTTGTGAGCACACCTACCAGTCCACGCTCCGATGTTGTTTATCGTACCATGAATACGTCCATCCTCTCCTACCTGCCCTAGCCACTCCACCAGTGAGGATCTCCTACCTTCAAGGGTCAACCACTTGGCTAGAGCTTTAGCCCCCTCAGGAGCGTCCTCAGGCAGTGTACCAAGATTATCCTCTGAAACAGTCCATCCGTAGTGTTCGAGGTGCTTCTTCTTTTCATCATAGAAATCTTTGGTCATTGATGCTATAGATGTACCGTATGGATCACCAACAGACAGCCTGTCGAACTTGATATGTGTCTTGGTTTTGTCTACTGGTTTCCACTTCGCACCCCATAGAGCATCGATCCTATCCTTGGGTGAAGCAGGTTTGAAATCTATCCAGTTGTAGCAGATAAGATCATCACCCTGTCTATCCACCAGAGCATACTTCTCTCTAGCATTCTTGACAGAAGACATCTCTTCCCCATCTTTCTTGAGCCTGTACTTGATTGTGTTGACAGGTGTAAGCTTAGGTGGGAAGTCTACTTGGAATTGTTCTTCAAGTATCTTCATCTGAGTTTGGATAGCGTTCAGTAAGAACTCAGCCTTGTTAGAATCAAATGCGAATCCATAATACTTTGTACGTACCAACTCTACTTGTAGATCATGTTCAGCCCTCATAGATTTTTTCCAGTCAGGATCGTAGATGTATCTAGCAAAGCGATCATGCAAAGCTTCTGTTGTATCTAGATCTCCAAGCCAGTACTCAACCATTTGATCTGAGAACTCTTCGAAGTTGTAGAAGTCTCCTTTGTGTACACCAAGTCGAATACCCCAAGCTTGTAGACTGTGTGGACTCTTAGCACCCTTAGGTGTTTCGATGTCATAGTTTATCAGTCTCGATATAAGAAGTGTATCAATTATCTTCTTTGGGTCTATCGTCTTTGGTTCTAATAATCTGTTTAGTTCTGGTGCATCAAACTGTATAAAGTTGTGTCCAACAATATAGTCCAGAGATTTATACCACTCGATAGCAGCAGCCTTAGCCACTGGATCTTCATGACACTTCTCGAACTGGTAGACCTCACCTGTCTGTAGATCCTTACCACCACAGAGCCACAGCTTGTCACTACCCACCAAGGTATTTGTTTCTATGTCACTGACTGCTATCTTCATACTCTGTAAGAAACCTCTTCTAGGATTGTTGTATCAGGATCATAGTAGACTGAACCTGCATTACCTAACTTAGCAAACGGTCTATTCTTATCTACGATAAAGTAGGTTGTGTTTCTCTCTATCTCTTCCTCAGCTTCTGTATCACGATTCAGTTTGACACAGACGATAGCTTCTTCTTCGAGGGAAGCAGCATACTTGGTACGCCCATCGTCATTGACCTGCGAGATAAAGATCACACCAATGTTTAGTTCCTTGGCAAGCTGTGCCATTCGAGCACCAAGAGTTGTCAGTGTACTGGTAGCACCCTCAACCCCTGCATTAGATAGGTAAGCTAGTCTCTGTACGTGATCGATAAAGATATAGCTTGCACCGTAGACTGTAGCTGCAAGTCTCACATAGTCGAGTAGCTTCATAGGATCATCATGCGCTTGCATCTCAAAGATAATTGTCTTGTCATCTTGTGCTGCTACCTTTGCCGCATCAATAACCTCGTCTTCACTGACACCATTCTCTGCAGCATCTTCTTTTGTTCTGACGTTACAGCCTAGCTGATAGGTAGCCATTGCTCGATACGTTGTAGACTTCATCTCTTCCATGTGAAGCAAAGCAATCTTGGTGTCAGACTTCAGGAGTCCAACCTCGAAGTATCGAATCAGTTCTGTCTTACCCTGTCCTCGAAGAGCCTTGATAAAAGTCAGACCACCTTTAACTAGACCTCTGATCTTATCATCCAGTCCAGTGTGACCAGTAGGAACATACTCATATGGATTCTCAGTCTTGATTGCTTTCTCTACCTCGATGTCACCAACAAAGAAATTATCTGGTGAGAATCGCTGAGGTTTAACAGCAGCCCACTTGAGATCCTCTTGGTCACCTGCCTCGATGAAAGCATTAGCATCCTTGTGTTTAGTCAGAGGCACATAATAAAACTTCTCAGGAAATAATTCGTAGAGTCTGGTGGCTGCACCTTTACCTGCCTCATCTTGTTCACCTGCGTACACAATCTCTTGGAAAGAATTGAGATACTCATAGTTTCTTTTGATGAACTTATCTGACAGTGACGCAGAAGGTATTGATTTAACAGGGAAACTTTTACCTAGTGCCTGATAGAGAGAAGCTGCATCGAACTCACCCTCTGTCAAATAGATACGCTTACTAGATCCTGCATTAAAATCCGGGCCAAAAAGATCTAGCAATGCACCCTTCTCCTCAGTCCAAAACTTCTTCTCTTCGAAGCCTCGATACTTTACATTGGAAGGATACTTGAAAGCATACCTGACAGGATCTCCCTCACCATCTATCTGTAGCTGTATGCTGTACAGTTTACATACGTCCTGATCTAATCCTCGAATACCTTTGTAGGTTGCTGAGTCTATCTGTCTTAAATGAACTGGTGGTTTCATTGCATTTACTGGGTAAGTTTCCTCTGCCCACTCAGCAATATCATTCCTGAAGTTAGGTCTAGGATATTTTCCCACCTTTCCTGTCTTGGTTTCACATACATGACAGAATCCTGACTTGGTTTCTGTGTTGTAGTAGAATCCATCCGAACTGCCACATTCTTTGTAGGGGCAAGCTACTCTCTCCATATCAAACTTTTTGTCTTCTGCTGTGCTCATGTTGCATCTCCGTCACACCAATTATCCCAATCATCACCCTCGTACAACTTTTTAAGAGCTTTGTCAAACTCTAAGTTACTTTGGTTTTTTATACTCCTTACCCTCGCTCTGTTTCTTTCTGATTCATCCATCGGTCTGATGTCCTTACTAGTCACATACTCAACGACTGTTCCAGTGTTCCAGTTGTTGCACTCTTGTTCAGCGTCTTCGATGGTATTAAATAATTTAGGATCATCATGTATAGTTTTAACAGGAAAACTATTTGGAACATAAATCAAGTCACCATCTACATCAATCATCACTGCATATTTCATCCATCTATTCCTTCCTTTGATTCTTCATACTCTGGGATACAAATGATGTCCGTCACTGGGTCATTGAATCCTGCGACTGCTATTATTTCGATAGCTAGTGTATCATAATTGTCAGGATTGTTGACGTATTCAACGCAAGCATTCTCATGTTCGAACTCTTTGTTAAACACTAAGAACGAATCACCAAAAGTTAAGGTCACCAGTATTAACCAATTCATTGTCTCGTATCCACTTCTAAGCAAGCTAACATCTCTGCGCTAGTGTTGACTAACACCACAGCTTTAGACAGTGCCTCTTGGCAGTCAGCCTCTTTGGTAAACGTGCCTAGCTGGTAGTATTCAACGCCTTGGCTAGTGACTAGCTGCATCCAAACTAATATCCACATCATGTTACTTTCCTTCCTTCTCTTTATCCTTCTTAGTCTCTATCGTAATAGAATTTTTCCTATCCTGGATTCCGTCAATGATCTTACCCCACTGGTTATCAAGGGTATCAATATTGTTAGCCATCTTCTTAGCTATTAGTATCTGCTTTATCTTTCGTAAAGCGTCAGGTGATATCATTAACTGTACATACTTATAATCGTCCATGCCTGTCTCCTAGAATAGGGGATACCAAACCTCACCCTCGTCACGTAATTCAATTAGTTCATCTATCGTTTGCTGTAGCATCTGTGACTTTTCGAAACAACCATCCCATTCCAAATCGTCCTTCTCTCTTTGGGTTTGTTTCAAGTACTCATTCACTGGTACTACTAGTGGTAGAACTTCTCCATCTTTTTCTTTTGCCATTCCAAAAACTCCTCTTCCTTGAAACCTCGATCACTTATAAACTCCTGAAGATCATACACCTGATCGACAAATAAATTTACTAAATGTTCTATCGCTTCTCTGTTGTTCCAAAACTTATCAAAGTATTCTTCAATAGTTTCTATACCATCAAAGTCATACTGCGTGTAGTCTATATTTTCTTCAGTCATTTCTTTTCCTTTTTATTAAATGCAGAGACACTGTAGTTATATCACTATTAGTAAATACTTCTAGTACTATTAGTATTTTATTTTCTATAAGAATAAAAAGACTATTAGTATTCTTACAGTAGTACTAGAAGTATTACGTAGAAATCTCCTTTCAAATTTCAAGTGCTCATCAAATATTCATCAGATAAACAGCAAACCAAAACAATAGATTTACTCCTATCGATACTAACTCATATGTCAAATTACCTATCCTTTCTTACTTTAACTTTAGCTAATATACCTTTGAGATTATTAATAGTTTTACTATAGGTATCTGCTTCTGGTTTGAACTGAAAGTCTCTGGTACAAATCAAAACATCATTACTTTCATCAAACATCTCTACTCTGTATCTGTACATTTAGTTATTCTCCTTCATGTATATCATGTGTCTTCTTATAGAGCAAAGCTTTTCTAATGAGGTCTTTACCCTCACTGTATTGCCCACTGCATAGCTTGTCGTATCCCCATGAGAAGTATGACATTGCCTTTTGGTTGAGGTCACCGTCATCGGAAACCTCTTGTTGCTTATCGTTATCAGTAAGAGAACCTACCTTATTCAAGTTAAGAAATTTTAACAATCCAGGTTTGTCGGTAGGCACATCGACTGTCGAGTATCCTTTACCGCACATCTTACGTGCGTCCAGTTGTGTACCTGCCCAAACACCGTCACTATTTTTGTACAGTTTCATCAGTGTTCTCCTTAAACTTTTCTCTGTCTACACCTGTATCCTTAGATAGTTTATCAGCTATAGCTTTTGCAAGTTCTTTGTTATCACAATCAATAATTATTTCCATTTGTTCCATCTCTTTCTGTTAGGGAATGTTTCTCTATGTAGTCTTTGGTGGTGGTATTCATAAGCAGTCGAAGGGGCTAGTCCATAATATCTAGCTGCTTCAGCTACACTTCTGAATGTCTTACCGAATAGTCTGCACTCTAACTGGTTCTGTATATACGTTGGTGTATACTTAATTCTAGCGTGAGCGTGAAGTCCTTTCGGTTGCATTAGTATTTCTCCTCTAGTGTTGCACCGTACACATTTATTTTGTACTTGTCTATCTTTGCACCAACCCAATCATGTAGGTGTTCATCTAGTTGTAGCACGTCATCACTGACTCCAAATGTTTGCTTGGATGCTACCTCTTTGAATAGTTCTACTATGATATCTCGTATCATCTGTTTATTTGTCTCATTAATTACCATCAGTTCTCTCCTTTCTTTTCTAAGTATGCTTTAACAATTCGCTTATTCCTGGAAATGATAAGTATCTTACCATCCTTACCATACCCAATGTATTTATTTTTATAGGCCATTATCACGTTTGCTTTTCCAAAATGTTGATAACTCTATTCGTATATACTCAAGCTTAGGCTCATCGAACATACCAAGTATGTCTTCACAATATCTGCTTTCACTTCCTACTGTTGCTTTTATCCTTTCATTTGGTTCATCAGAATACTTTGTGACTATATCATAAAATACTCTTGGTCTTTGCTTGTCCACCATCATATGAGGTAGATCGTACTCATAGTCAGTCGAGTTAGTTATCTGTGTCTGTTTCATTCTTCAGTCTCCTCTTTGATCATGTCTTTTACTTCTTTTATGTACACTATATAATAATCATCACCAAGCTGTTCTTCAAGTTGCTCCTTGTTATAAGCTTTAATAAATAGTTTGATAGTTGTATCGACATTTAGATCGTACTTCAAATGTATGTAGTATTCTTTCATGTGCTCAACTCCTTCCAATTGTTTTTCATAAATCGGTAGCCATGCCAAGCAGCACTCTCGATGAGTTCCATAACATCTGAAGCTTCCCAGTACTCGAATGGTTCCCAAACATTTTCCTTACACCATTCCTCTATTCTGTCCTCATCCCAATCGATAGCCTCGACTGGTAGTTCGTTAGTCAAGAAGTGTGCGCTCATGCTACAGAACAACTTGTCCTTTATTCTCTTTGGGTCATCGTCAAAGTCATACATTAGTTTATCCTTTCTCTACTTTGTAGTAACCAACCTTGTTACCGTTTGTGTCTCTTAAGTAACCATCTGTATAAGTGTCACCGTCTGTGTATGTATCATCCAAGTCATTAGACAATTTGTTAAGTATCCTAGCTACTTCAAGCAATGGGTCATGACTGAAAGCATCATTGTCCATTTGTATAGTACAGTTAAAATTCATCAGTCCATCCTCACTATACTATGTCCACCACCCTTCTTAGGTAGTGCTACGAATGCGTATGGATAGATGTATCCAACACCATCAGGCGTATCGATCATGAAGTATGGCTCAAGGTCATCATCATCTTTGGAAACATACTTACCATCGAGTGA